GATGCGAGCAAGACCCTGCAGCGTTTGAGCTACTGTCTTTCCGATTCGGGAAACACCCGTCTGTGTTTTCGTTTGCGAAAGCTGCAGTCTGGCTGTTCCGGTCTGTGTCCGCGTCGTAGTGCCGCGAATATTCGCAACGCCCGACTGAGTCGCCGTCTGGCTCTTCTGCAGCCGTGATAAGCCAGTGATCGTTCGAAGCGTCTGGATCGATAAACGAGCGATACCGGCGATCGTCTTCAAGACGGTCGTTCGGATCCTCGCAAGACCGCCCTGCGTTTTCGTCGTTGTTGCCTGCAGCCGCGCGACTCCGGATTGAGTCTTAGTGGTCGTAGTGTTGCTCGGGTCTGTCCACGTCAGCAAGACGACGCCTTGTCGACCCGCACTCCCCAACCTGTCCGTCGCGTTGCTTGCACAACCGCCCGCGCCGCCGCCGCCGTAATCGGTACCGGTTGACGGTACCGCACCGCCAGCGTTACCCGGCGCGCCGCCCGTCGCTCCCGCACTTGAATAATTAACGCCGTCTTGGAAATTACCGGTTCCTGTCGCACCAGCCGTTCCACCTGATGCATTACCGCCTGCCGAACTCGGTCCAGCCGAACCGCCGCCACCACCGCCAGCCGTTCCGAATGCTCCTGTGGCTCCCGCGCCTTGAGCGAAAGTCGTATCGCCAACATTGGTCGTACTTCCACCCGAGCCACCTGCGCCGTTCGAACTATTAGCCGTCGCAGGTATTCCGCCCGCACCGTCAGCCGCTCGGCATACGATCGTACCGCCTTGATCAACCGTCGAACGATTACCGTTACTTGATACCGCACCACCGGCACCGACGATAATCGTGAGGAAAGTTTCACCGCCTTTCGTTATTGTCTTTTTTGCATAAGCACCGCCAGCACCGCCGCCACCCGCGGACGGATTACCTGTGGCAGACCCGCCTCCGCCTCCGCCGCCAATACATTCGGCAATAACTTGGGTAACGCCAGCCGGCCAATTCCAAGTCTGCGATCCCGTCGTTGTAAAAAGCTGACTTCCCATGCCTAAATGTTGCTATTCAGAATTCGAAGTCCTGCTGGTGACTGCCCTGCCACCGCCAGCATCATTCCGAGAACTTGCAAGGGCGTTGCTCGAGGAGCTTTCTCTAAACACAAAGCTGCGACGCCGGCGACGAACGGAGACGACATCGAAGTACCACTTTTGTAAACATACGCGTCATCTGCCGATGACCATGCAGACTGAATGACAACACCAGGAGCGTAGAGATCGACGGTAGGGCCCCAGTTCGAAAAAGTTGCTTTGGTATCGTCGTTCGTGATGCAACCAACTGTGATCGCATCTTTAGCTGATGAGGGAGAGACCAGACCGGCATCCATGTTCGAATTGCCGGCGGCCACACAGACAACCACGCCAGCAGCGACAGCAGCGTTGATCGCAGCGTTCCAGGTATTTGAGATACCTGAAAGTCCAACGCTGATATTCGCAACCATCCGCGTCTTTGCTGCCTTTCCATTCAGTCTGCGCTTATAGACGTATTCGATGCCTTGCACCAGACCCGATACCATTCCGGAACCGGTGGCGTCGATGCAGCGAACGGATATCAGTTTGACGTTCTTTGCGACACCACACTTCTTGCCGCCGATAATACCGGCAACATGCGTCCCATGACCTAAAGGATCGCCGTTGTCATTACCGTCAACAAAATCAGCACCAAAGACAGCACGACCTCCAAAATCTTCGTGCGAGTATCGAATTCCAGAATCGATGACATACGCCTCGACGCCACTGCCGGTGTAGAAGTATGAATACTGTCCGTCGAGCGGAAGTGCGGGTTGATCGATGCGATCCAGACCAGTGTTGAATGCAGACTCGACGGCATCAACAAAGACTGGCATATCTGGTTCGATATATTGAACGCTGGCATCTTGACGCAGAGCCTCGAGGTCGTCAGATCCGAGCTCGGTGAGATACGCATCGATAAAATCGAAGTGCTTTTTAACCTTACCGTGTTTCCTATGTCCCTTCTTCTTATCGGGCTGCAATTTGACAAAATAATCTCTCATTAAATCCTCGTGTTTTTACTCAAAATAGACCGTAAAAGTCCGCTGTTCGTTTTTACCCTCGTGCGTCACCTGCCAGCCGAACGTATATGAAAACACCCAACCCCTCACAGGTGTTTGCTGGCCGGTTTCGTTGTTCATTTCAATATCGATTTTGGGAGTGCGGAAATAGATCAGTCGAAAATCCTTGTAGTTTTGGCCTTTTTGCTCAGGCCGGTGCTGAAAGAACGGCAGCTCGTTTACCTCGAAATGCCCGTCACGAAGATCTACACCAAAAAAGCCGCGTTCCCCCGTTATGCCAAAGCTCACGGGCATATCGCCGCCGTTTATGCGCTCAAGTACGTCGAAAAAGCAGTTTTTCTCGGGATCATTAGGCGAGACATCGTCTTCGTTCTGGAAGATCTGCGAGCCGTCGGCGAAAGTAGCGATGAATAGGTATGTGTTAGGTATCTTCATTGGATTGAATCGGCCTCATTGAATTGAGTACGGTTGAGAGCTATTTCTTTTGACTGAGCCAATTTGCAAGCTCGTCCGCATTTGCCTCTTCCGTGCCGGGCGGCAATGGCTTTTCGGCGTTATGCTTGTTGTGACTCTTGATCACAGCGGCAGTGAGCTTCGTGCCCTTTGGAAACTTCACAAAACGGCCGTCCTTCGCCGTGCAGACAACTTCGCCGGCTCGATCCGTCTGCACCAGGCATTCTTTCTCAACACCGTCGAAGAAAAGTTTTACTGTTTCAAGTTTGTCTGCCATAGATCTAGTTCTCGTCATACTGCAACGTGAGCGTTACGGTCGTAGTGTCGCCGGGACTTGCTGAGCCGGTCGTTTGCAGTTGCGTGGCCAGCCAATTCGTGTAACAAGGATTCGTGGTCATTGAGGCAGCCTTACCCGTCGCTTCCGGTCCAGTAGCTCCGAACCAGACAGCAATGCCCGAGCCAATGGCAATAACCGAAGTCATATCGGTTGAGAGATTGGCGTTAGCTGTGGTCGCAGGCGTCCTGTAGGTCTCGTTGTCGCCATCGGCCGTCATGGTCGTGAACCCTTTGAGGGTTAGACCGGTCCCGAGAGCTCCCGCGGTATGTGCAAATAAACCGTTAAGAATTTGGTTGAAGGTGCCAGAGAAATGGCCGAACTGCCATTTATCAAAGGAATTATTACCGGCAACGATCGGGAACGAAGAATACACATCGCCGATCACCCCGCTGTTCTTCCAGTTAACGTTCGTAACGTTGTGGGTGCGCGTTGTACCTTTTAACGGCGAGCCGGTTTGCGTGCCGGTGTCTTCGTCCCATTCAAAAGTGGCTGCCATAATCTCTCGGAATTCTCCTGGAGATTATTCTTCGGCAAATCGGTAGATGTTGTTTTTAGGAGCTATATGATCACGCCGATGATGAAGCAGCGGCAATTCGAGCCGCCCTCGCAATCGGGATTCGGCGTATCTGGAAGATCTTCCGGAGTTGCAGCCGAAGTGCCGTCGGCATCTTCACATGGGCCGCATGTGTTGGGATCCATCACGGCCGAATACTCGCACCGATCGATCTGGTCCAGGTTGTTCTCGATCTCGGCATCCCGGCCATATTGAATGCTGATATTCGCTGTATTGCCTGCAAGCTGGTCGAGCCATTTCTCGCTTTCGCCCAAAAGCTTCTCTTTGAGCTTGTCTGCCGTGTAATCCAGCAACAGCTTGAGCATCGTGTACCAATCGGTTGCGCGTTTCTGTATTTCGTTTATTATTCGGGAAATCGTGAGGTCGACCAGCTCGTCTTCTTCGAGCGGCTCGTCTTTTTGACTGTGCGGTGAAAAGCTTTTGCCGTTAGCTTGGGCTTGCAGTTCGGAAATAACCTGTCGACCTCCGGCCTGGTACGCAGAACGCACGCATTTACTGATCTGTTTCGAGATCTCCGCATCAGGTACGAGTATCAGCTCGTGAGCCTGGGCAGCATCGAGCTTGTCGAGTTTGGTGACCGCTTGATCGATCAGGGAGTTTCGAAAGCGTTTTAAGATCTTAGCAAGCTTTTCTTTCTCGGTCTCGAGATCCTGAGCGATAGCTTTCAGGTCGATCACGAGCTCGACACCCTGTGGCTCCCGGCCGAGAGTCAGTCCGTCTAAGTCAAAAGTTTTTTTTTGATGCTTAACGAATCCTGACCCCTCACAAACGCAAATCTCTATCGGTTGACCGCACCCAGGGCAAAGCTCGTTCGGCGAAGTCAACCCTTTGCCATTATTCGCTGCATCAGCATTGCCGTCGCCAGCCGTGCTGCCGTCTGTTAGCAGATTCGGGTCAGGTTCAGCAGTCGGCTCTTTTTCCGCTTCAAGGGCACGCATTGCAGGAGAAATTGCAAAAACTGTATTTTGTTGCACGTAGTAGTCGTCGCCCGCTTCTTTGTCCGGCGCCATGCCCGTGGCTTCGCGGGTCTCGTTCAGAGTCCAAAAGCCGGCTCGAAAGTTCTCTCTCGCTCGCTTATGAATATTGTCGACATCTTCCTGCAAGAACGCGCACTGCGACAGATCAAAGCCGACACGCAACGTCTCAGCCTGAATCGCAGCTATATCTTCAAATTCCGGCAGCACGAACCACGTTAGCCATTCACGCAGGGCGGCAAGTTCGCCAGAGATCTTGTTGTCCCAAAAGTTTCGCAGTTCAGCTTTAGCTGTGGCGTTGGCAGTGACGTGCTCGAGGCCGACTTGAGCGCCCACAAGATTTGGCGGCACGCCAAAGACTGCACATATACGGGATTCAAAGCGGCCCGAAAGCTCCTGGCTCGCCAACTCGTCAAGATTGCTGCCAAGTTTCTGGTATTCGGCGTTCTCATCCAGCACGGCAAGGCCTTTCTGATTACTGCCGCCGCGGGAATACTTCTGCCGCCACTGGGACTGCAGAGCTTCTTTGCGCGTATCGCTGATCGAGCTGTTCTTGATCTTCAGGATGCCCGAGGGCGTACCATCGCTCTCAAAGAACGCGTCGACGTAATCCGTTAAACCCAAATCGCTGTTAATGCTCTTGAGGGCAGCAGCCAACGGCGCATAGCCGAAATACTGATCAAGCAGATCAGGCCGACGCCGGATCATCATATCTTCGGGCTTGATCTTCGCTATCTGGCCATCGATCCGCGTGTACTCGTAATGACTGATCGTGAAATTGTCCCGGCCTGTACGCGCGACAACACGCGTGGGGTTTAAGATCAGCAGCTCGGCTGGGATCCCGGCTGCACTACGATTTATCGCAATATAAAATATTCCGGTGCTCTGCTCGCTCTGGACCAGCAGCCGGCGAAAATCCCGTCCGGTCTGCAGCTTATTCGGCCGCTTGAACATGCCCGGCAGCGGGTGTCCCTCAACTTTCTGCCACTCTTTTTTTGAATTTTGCTTCTCGACGATGATCTCGACGTCGTTCATCACGTCGGCGATCTTGTTGATGCACGCGTACACGAGCTCGTGATTACGATAGGCCGCGAACGCTGCGTCCTGGCTGTAATAAATACGATTTGTTCGGCGGGGCAGCTCGATTCGCTGCCAGGAGTAGCCATCGACGATCGCGATCTGCTTTTCCCCCGATGGGAAATACTGTTTCAGTTGAGCGAAGATTCCCATCCGGGTAAATTTAAGAGAAATAAAAAAATATTTTCAGATCAAAATCCCCAGGGACTGATTCACCATCACGCCGTACCTGCCGGCATCGTACGGGTCGTCGCCGTTCCTGCCCTGTTCATCGCAATCGACCTTTAGCACATCTTCTGGGTCATTCGGGTTGTGCATCAACGCTGGCAGACACTCGATCAGGCCCGTGCACTTAGAGTTAATCTTAATTGACGGTTCGATTTGTTGGCTTTGGTCTCCCAACAGATGCAGGATCTTCCCGGCTCCCGCTTTGCGATTCGTGTTGGCAGCTCGCAAGAAGATCCCACAGTTCGCGAACTCGTCAGCCAGAGATTCGCCAGTGTCGCCTTTCTTGGCGAACACGTCGGTACCGGCAACAAACGTGAGCAGATCACTCACGTCGAGCTCCCAGCGAGCGAGCATTCGAAATATGCCATCGCAGTTCGAACTAATAAGCTGCTTGCGTGCCATGAACTCATCGAGAATGTAAATAACGCCGTCGTGCTCGGTCAGGAGATAACAGACGGTCCAGTGCTTGTAGCCGTAATCAAGAGCGCACCAGAAGTCGCACTGCATCGTTTTGAAATCAGGCAGGTCCTTTGATTCGACTACGTGCAGCTCATACCTGAACGTTTCGAAATACTGCCCGGCATAGATGTCCCAGTCGCCATCGAGCCATGCTTTACGTTTCCAGCCGGTCAGGGCTTCGAGCTTCGATCTGTAGAACCGATCGACCTGGAGATTATCTGACACGTTGGCAAACACGAAGCGTGTTGTCGTTTCTTTCCCGGCACGCCATGGCTCGATGAACTTTTGTTTTAGATACTGATGCGAGATCCCGCCCGGATTGAACGTGTAATAAGTTCTTGGTTTGAAATTGGGAATGCTTGTGCGGTTAACGGTCTTGATCTCTTCGATCTTGCTTTGCGAGAGTTGTTCAGCCTGCTCGATAAAGATTACGTCATATTCGAGCGAGAGGTACTGATTGATATCTTTCTCGTACTGAAAGTGGCCGATCTTGATCGAGCTGTTATTCGGGAAATAAATAATCGATCGCGTTGGCCGGTGCGGCACCCTGGGCAGTATCTTCGTACAAAGCTTCTGCATCGACTCTTCGGCCGAACCTGCTTTCTCACGAAGAAACAATACACTCAATCCGTCGAACTTCTGACAGTCATCTATTGCTATTTGGCCGAAGCCGCAGTGGGTCTTGCCACCGCCGCGGGCACCGCCATAGCCGATGTCTTCGATCTCATCGACAGTGTCGGCCATGCGGGCGAGGCCATGGAACTCAAGCTGCTTCGGCTGTGGCACATATCCGGCGAGCAGAAAGCGTTCGAGCGAATCTTTTGGCACGCCGCTATTCTTCGCTGTCTGGATCAGAGCCAGCGTCGATCGCGGCACTCGCGATCTCGGGATCTGTTGGCTGCTCGCCGTCTGCATAAATTTTATCGATGGTGAACTGGATATTGTGGTCGAGCGTGCCGGTATGGTGCGCGTTCAGGTCCAGGCGCTCGCGATAGATCTCCGGCCGTTTACCCTTGAGGCCGAATTCGAGAAGCCGATCGGAGTATTCGCGAACTTTTGTTACGAGCTGACCTTTGTAGAAAATCGGTTTGAGAGTTCCTTTTACAGCACGACGATAGAGCTCCTGCTCCATTTCATCAGCAACGGCCTCTATTACTTCATCCCACGCAGCTGCAAAATCGGTGTCTTTCTTTTTGTGCTCGTAAGCTACATTGCGGGAGATCTTGATCGCCTTGGCAGCCTTCGAAACATTGCCAGCCGACGAGTGAAGCTTCTGCAGAAACTTTTCTTTGTCCTGAATTGTTAACGCAACGCCCTGCATATTGTCACAAGTGATGTCAGAAGTATCGTAATGACACACTTCTAGTCTATTCAGAGCAACGGACTGTTATCGTCCGAAAAAAAGTTTTGCATTTTCTGGAATTCCTGACTTCGGTGTGCTAGACTGGTGATGGCGGAAGCTTCGGGAAACGATCCTAAAGGTCGATAAAAAAGGTTTCTTCCAAAAAACAATTACCCAATACAACTCGGAACTCATTAACACCTTTACTGGTGCTGATCGTTCATTATTCTATTTTCGAGCAAAGGTCGAAATATGCCCGAAGTCCATGCGCGTGGTCCGCCCGCGAACACAACTGAATTGCATTTCACGGCGAAAAAAAGTCTCTCCAGTGCCGGCAAGCACCAAAGAGACCTATTGGTAAAACGTTATCTAAAGAGATTCCGAGATTACCACGATTTCGCCAATCACAGCAACTGAAAAAGACGCTGGGAGGACGAGGCAATCCTCCCGTAAATCTAATTATGTTTGGTTTAACTTGTGAAGGCCTATTTGTTTACCGTAACGCTCGGAACAAATGGGCATGGAAGTTCTTTGTTGGCGGAATCGCGACGACGGAATCAGAAAACGACTTTCCCACGCAGGCAGCGTGTGTGATCGACGCTGGGAACTCGCACTTAATTCTGTAAACAAGAACGTTTAGACAACTGCAGGGCTGGATCCGTCTGGCCCTGCAGGGCTAATCAGCTTCCGGGACCTTTACTCGGTGGCTTTTGATCGCGAACTGGGGCCGATCGCTGCCGGGAACATATCGGCGTGCCTGGTAGATCACGTTGCGCATAGCCAAAGAATGCAGTATTTCGTTAACGGCATCGCGCGAGAGCTTTGTATCTTCGGCGATCTCGTTCGGCGTGGTCGCACCCGATCTCTCGATGGCATAGAGGACCAGCTCTTCGCGTTGATGGTCGGTGAATTTTGCCGTTTGACGTAGCTTATCGATCAGCGCGTTCAAATCTGGAAGGAATTGCTGCTCGGCTATTGTCAGGGACCGGCGAGTTTTCAACAGCTTTTGCACAAGAGACTTTCCCGCCTGCCGCCGGTCGTACTCGGCGAACGGGACCATAGCCGCCATTTGCGGGAACAGCCACGGCTGGTACGGGGTCTCTGATTTTGCTGCTGCGATCGTTGTCATTAAAACTACTAAGATTCTCCGACTCCCGCTGTAAGCTGCTTCTGCAGGTTCTCTTTGAATATCCCGTACGCGCTCTCGCCGTGACTGTCTACTGCAAAGCCAAAGAATGCCTGAGCCAACTCGACCTGCTTTATCGAGACCGCGGCGAGCTGCGCGTCGATGAGGTCTTTCATGATCCGCCAGCCGACACGGAACGCCTGGTCGCGGGTCTGATATTTCGGCCCGATCTTTTCGTTCCTCAGAACGCCGAGAACTGCATCGGTATTACAGTCCAGATGAAACCACTGCGGCTTTCCCAAAAGAAACGCGGCGAACTTGATACCGGTCGCCTGGCCGTCGGCATACTCGATCTGTATGGACGTGATGCCATGTTTCGCCAGGATCGATTGGATCTCGCCGACGGTCTTACCGGCATCGACCTCCGTTGTGTAATTTTTCAACGCCATTTTTAGTCACTCCAAAATTATGCCGGCTGTAACCAGGTCATACGGGATCGGTTCGCCGATGGGCACGAACTGGAGAGCATTATCGAGGTCAGCTTTGAACTTTTGCAGATCTTCTTCGAGGAAGATCTCCGAGAAGATCTCATGATTTTCACGATATGCCTCGATCTGAAAATGCCGAACATGAAACCGCCGCCAGCCATCAGGGTTGGTGCCTGATTTCATATCAGTCTCGTAAAACGCGATCAGGCCCTTTTCCCAGACTTCCTCGACGACGAACCATTGCCCGTTGTATCCGGGAGCATTGAGCTGGAATTTATCGCCGGGCTTTAGTTCTGCCATTAATTGTTCTCGACACCCATTTCGTGAGCAGCGAGCTCCTGAATTGCTTTCTCTGAGATCGCGAATATGGGATCTATGTCGCGCAAGGCCGCGAAGCATTTCTCACAGATAACTTTCTTCGCCGCTCCGATCTGCAGCAGCTCGATACTCGACGGCGCCATCCAGACTTCCCGGCGGCAATCGGAGCAATTCCCTTTTACCGACTGTATCGCGGGACGGATATTAAGCTGCTCGACCGAAACGCAAAGCACAAAGGTCTCTTGAATTTGTTCGGGCATAAATCTCCTACGCAGCGATCAGTCGCGTGATGTTCTCGCTCAGCTTGCCGAGCTGCTCCGTTTGGTTCGTGATGCTGATGCCGCCCGTAGCTGCCGATAGTTTCTTCAAGAACTCACGGCCCGGGTCGCCTTCGGGCCCGACATAGATCGTGTCGATCTTGGACGTGAACTTGCGGGCTTCGCTGAGCGTGCTAGCTTCATCATTGGGCTCACCGTCAGAAATTAAGATCAGCCGGATCCCGCAGCCGTCGGCCATTTTCATCAGGCGAAGTGCGGCCACCATATCCGTCATGCTGCCGAAATAGATGGGCACACCGCCCGGACAGAATTCTGCTCGATTTGAGAAGCAGCCGACGGCAATCTCGCCGGGGTTTTCTTTCTGCAAGGTCGCCAATTGCTCACACGCTGCGTCGTATCGGGATTTCTCGCGTGATGCATCGGCGTCCATGGCGCCCATCGAGGCCGACACGTCGACCATCACGAACGCTTTTGCTTCCAGGAAAGACGCAGCCAAAGATTGCCCTTTTTTCTTAGCAACGGCAGCTAGGCTGCCCTGCACTATCGCCGCATTATTTACATTTGCCATTTTTTATATCGCCTCCAGTTTTTAATTCACTTTCAGTTCGCTTAGTAATTCGGGCCACTCCGAGTCTTGGCTCTTTTTCTTGCAGCTCGGCAAAATAGCTTTGCCGTTATAGCTGACGTCCTGGTTGTGCTTATGGAGAATGTCGGCGAACTGCTGCAGGATGCTGTCGCGTTCGAGCTCAGTGTCGGCCAGCCGCTCGATCGTACGGGCATGACGCGAGACTTCGCGGGCATAGTGCTTTTGCAGATATTTGATCCAAAACCTCTGGCAGATCAGCCAGAGAATCAGAATGCCGATAAAGATGTATTCGCCCATCGCTTAGACCCACATCACCGAATAGTTGTCGCCGGCCCAGAACGAGACCATCGTCTGACCGATCTCATTTTCTATGTCGTCCCACTTTAAGATCTCTTCGACTATCAGCATCCCGAGATCTACGCGGCCTTTCACGGTCAGCTTGCCGCACCGCAGTATCGGCGTGAAGCTCGCGTACCGAGACACGTGATGACGGCTCTTCGGCGATCTCGCCATCTTTTCGAATGCCAGCCCAGCGTTGTACTTCGCGCGTCTAATGACATCGAGCAGCACTTCGCTGGCGGCCTTTATGCGCTCGAACATATCGCGGGCTTCCGGTTCTTTGCAGAGGTCCGGGTGCCACTGACGAGCTGCGCGTTTGAAAGCTTTCTTAATTTCCAGATCGCTCGACTTCTCATCGCAGCCCAATACTGCGTAGAGAGTCTGCGGCGCGTTGGCGGCTTCTGACGCGGCAGCCGGTTTGAACCAGACGCGCAATACTTTTTCAGGAATTCGGGCGTTCCAGCCGCCGTTGCAATGGACACTGGCCGCGGCCAGCTCGGGAGAATCGCCCTTGCAGTTCGCGACATAATCGGCCTGAAAAGTAGTTTCGAAGCTCGCGTTCTTGGCTCCCAATATCACCGGCATCTGCACATCGACACCATAGTGCGAATCGATCAGTTCTTTGAGCTTTGCTCCATGGGTCTCGCTTACATACCAGCACTTCGAAGTCGGCTCCCACTTGCGGCCGGTCGTCGGTATCTCGATCTTGAGCGCGTCGACGAAGTTCCGGTTGAACGGCGTGAGAACCTTATAGCCGCCCGATTCTGCGAGTACCCGGACATCTGGTCGAACAGCCGTCCCCGAGCCTCTCCCGCAGGCGAAAAGAATGCCCTGATTTTGTGTCCCCTGATCAATAAAAATTGCCATTTTTATGCTCCCTGAAAAATCTCTCTAAGTTATTGCGTTTATTGGCTCTTACCGGAAAGTGTAAAAGTGGATTTCGGTATAGCGTTACACTTTTACACTTTTACACTTTCACGCCTCATTCGCCCGCCCTCAGAACGCTCACAAGTCGCTCGATCTTCCGCGCGTTTCTCGCTGTGATCCGCTTCCGGTTGAACTGCAAAGCAGGTGACTTGTAGCCCAGCCGCCGCGCGATCGATTTTCTGGTAAAACCCTCATCGAGCAACCATCGGATATGCCGGTTCGTTTCTTTTGCCGGAATCAACGTCGCATCATTTTGCAGGTCCGTCGAAACGGCAAGGATCTTCTTTTCGTTCATCGCCCGCAGATGCTTTCGTTCACCGGTTTTGATCTTCTGCAACGTCGAGTGCGAGATCCCGGTGATGTCTGAAACGGTTCGCCGTCCAATGCCGTATCCGGCCAGTACTATCTAATGCACCCGGGCCCGATCAGCTGAAACGATGCCATTCCATTCACCGCGACGTCGAGCTGCAGCCCTCTCGGTTTCGTATCGGGAATTCGCGGCCCGGCAAGGAACGCATTTACACCCGCCCATATATCGAAGGCGATCTCCGTGCGGCCTTTTCTCCCCCAATTCCTGGACTGATTTCAACCCGCCGAGTGAAAGTGTAATTGCCTGTTTTTGCATATGTGTAAATGTCGCCGTAACTGTCTGCATTCAAAGCGTTTCGGGCAAAGTGTAAAAGTGTATTTACTTACGGGCTTACACTTTTACACTTTCACCGGCTACGAGCTTCTGCCAAAGGTCCCGGTCGAGTACCGAGCCACGCATTCTAAGAATCAGATCCGCATTGCCCAACAGCCGATTGACGCGCTGTAGCTGCGGCTTGCAGTAATCGCAGACTGGCCCCGGCAACTTCGCCAGGCATAGCCGGCACGTGTATCTCGTCTTTCCGTTCTCTCGGTTCATGTCGTCGCAGCTCCCTTCCCGCAATAGAAACCGTGCTTCGGCTTATCGATAAAGCCGTCTTTGTACAACTCGTTGAGTGCTTTCTTTATCGAGTCGGGTCCGAAATCGTTCTCGAATTTCT